AGTATTGCTTGTGCAATTGGTGCAGCAGCCCAATGATCATAAACTTCGACAGTATCATCACCTTGAACAAGATAGTCCAGGCATTTGAAGCCAAATTCAGTATCTAACAATTCTGAAATTGTCTCCATGATCACAGCGTTAAATGCTGTATTAATGAGCATTGTGTGCCTCCAGCCAGACATCAAGCCATAGTTCCACTTATAGAACCGACCATCTTTCTCAATTCCCACATCATCAAGGCATTTTATGATATTATCTATTGCAGTTAGGACACCAGGATATGTACCACTAGGTAACCCATCCTTTATACCACGATAAAACATCTTGATATCATCGTGTTTGTGTGCTACGTTATAATTAGCATAATCACGACAGGATACATAATTATTAAGGCCTACCTTCTGCAAGCGTATCAAGCGCCTCTGCATCTCATCATCACTCAGCATTAGCGGTATGTGTTCGTGAGTGGCTAGGTACTGCGCCTCAGCAAAATTACTTAACAGGCACGACCAATAGTACAATCCCATACTACCAGGTGCTAAATTACGCATATTGGCTAGTTCTTTCTTAGTGGAAGTAGAACTCCTACTATGTAGTTCACTTGGCATAGAAAATTTTGCATGTGCTTCACGTTGAGTCATATATGCAAAAGCAAGCTTCTTATTCATTTTATTCTTGTCAATATCATTTAATGCAGCTTGAGGTATGTACCTACCAGCCACACTACCACTCGCCACTCCAGTATAGAAAGACATGTCTGGTAAGGTATTCAAATACTGATCTTCTGTATTGCAATGAATAAGGGCACCAAATTTCATGCCAGCTTTGTGAACATTGTTTGTAAAGTTATGTTCAAATTTAGGAGCATATTTTGCAAACTCATTCTTCACACGTAGTTTATCGTAATCGAGTCTATCCTCAAAATCATCATTATCAGCAAACCAAGGGTGGTCAAGTCTACCTAATGTTTGGGTTAAATATTGGTACCCAAAAGAGTTTGGAGGTAGTGTGTTATCATTTTGATTACGGCACGTTAACTGTAATGATTTTAGTGTTTTCCGAACGCAAGTATAGCAGGAACGCCAGACACGGTGTGCATTCATATCACGAACGATCTGGTGGCCACCACAAGAAAGAAAACACATTAACGTGGAAACAAAGGCATTCTTAGATAAGAAGCTAACATCGCAGAGAGAGTCTACATATGGTAATAAATTATTGTTGCCACTTAGTAATTGATAAACTAGGCGTCGCTTCAATTTTATACGACTGGCCATACACTCAGACCATGCTGGGATATCCTTCCATAATAATTCAAAAGCGCGTATGAGAGTACACTTTTCGATCACATCACCAACTTTGATATTTATAGGTGTATTATTTCGGGTTGTAATGCGGCGTAAGATTAATCTTCTAAGACCATTTCGTACAGTGACTGGTTTTCCCAATTCCCCTATTGGTACTAAGCCAGGCACGGGAGGATTATTGTCACATGTCAACTGTACTTTTGCAGCACAATCTTGATCATAGCAACACTTCCTCGGAATATCTAGTAAAAACTGTTCATATGTTTTGCCCACATTTGAGCCAACAGTATGACCAGTTAGTCCTTTCAAAGTTTCGATTTGTACACATGTTGGGTCGCGTTGTCCCGACAAGGCAA